TCTAATGTAGTAAATTGTACAGGAAAAGCAAAGTTAGATTTTAACTTTTGACCATAATAATCAGAAGTCGCCGTAAACACAGCTGACTGTCCATCTAAAGATGTTTTTGTTCCAAATATTTTTAGATTGTCTAATACTTCAAAAGTTATATGACTATCAGTAGAGGTCACACCATAAACGGTATTTGCAAATTTATTTAAAGATCCCCAACGAGGACCCGCATATACAAAACCATTTTGTACATAAGCCAAATTAGCTACATTACCTCTAACCCTACTCAAATATGATGATACTCCTGATTTGGAAGTCAATGTTAATTCTCTTGTACTTTCATCAAATTTTCCAGATTGTCCTAACAAAGGATTTGTATTTAAAATTGTGCCATCTGTATCAGTACCTAGTCTTCTAGCAAATACTGTTTCAAATAGAGTATTGATTATAGAATAAAGTGGCTCTTCAAGAACACCAGAAATTTCTCCTGCAACTGGTGATCTTACCTGAGCATTTAGTCTTGACTGAATAGACATAAGACCTGTATAGTAAAAACCAGCTGAGTGTATAGTTTTTTTAAATGAATCTCTCCACTCATTTATTGATCTACCAACTTTTAATACATAAGAGAAATCTTGATAATATAAACTATCTTGTATCTTCATTGTATTTTCTGAAACATGACCGTCTTGATTTAAATAACTACCATAAGTATCAATTATTGAATTTACATTGACTGTTGCTGATGTCTGATCTGTTTTTTTAACTAATGCTAATTGTCCTGAATTTTGACCTTGTATCAATTCATCAATTTGAGGAGAACCTGAATGGTCACTCAATTTTAAAACTCCAGTATTATTATCAAAAGAAACTACTATACCTGAAAATGATGATGATAATCCTAAAACAGTTTCACCTACAGTAAAATTTCCTGTGACATCTATAACTAATAAATTTTTATAAAAGTTAAGTGTTGGTGGAGAAGGCGACAATTCATGTTCAATACCTGGTTCTAAATTTTTAATTTTTAAAACTCTGCCTATATCACCACCATAACATTTAAACACACCATCTTTTCCTGAAGATGTTGGAGATATAGAAATTGAAGGCAATGATTTATATCCTAAACCACCGCTAATTATGAAAATATCTGTAACATCTTTAACACCAGTATTTGATTCTTGAACCAATATATTTCCAGCATACAAATCACCTATCGTTGTATTATCTTCTAAAATAATTCTATCTTCCTCATTAGTATCATTAGATAGTGCTCTCAAATCTTGCCAATATGATGATGTATCAGCAGCATCTTCATCGCCAGCTGTTTCACTCAACTGAATAGTAAATATTGTTGAATCTGATTTTGTTATTTGAATATTTTCACCTTGAGAAAAAGTTCCTGAATAATCATCCAAGTATATTGCATAAAAATCATTAACATTTGTTCCTACAGTTCTTATGACAGCAGTTGCGCCTGATGTTAATCCTAGAATTGTTGCACCCACCTCTAAATCTGATTTTGTAAAACTTGTACTATCTGAGTACGTTAAAATTGGACCATCGGGATAAATATTTGTATCAGCAAATAGATTATTTGCCTCAACAGAGCCTAATTCCATATGAAAACCGCCGTTGACAATTCTCACAAAAGCCTCAGCTCCACTTCCATCTGTTCCTGTATTATCAAAAACTAATCTGTCACCAATATCGAAGTCATATCCTGTATTATCAATAATAATTTCTGATATAGAGCCTGAACCTATACTATCAAGTGAGAATAATGCACCTCGGCCACCACCTGTTAGTGTAACATCGTCATTAATCTGGTTTAAAGCACCATCGTTTGTAATATTGACATCAGAAGGCAACCCTGTTATTGTTGCTTTTATAAAAACATCATCTACGTCTGAAGCCGTACCTTGAATTGTTTCAGTTATCTGAAAGGTTCCTTCTATCGTGTCATTATTTAATATAAATTCGGAAACACGTGTGCCTCCATATGAATATTTAAAAACATTTTCTACTATTGCAGTTGCATTTGAATTTAAACCGGTAATAGTTCTTCCTATTAAATCATTTGTATTTCCTACATCATCAATAACTCGCATTATTATTTTTGTATTCCATTTACCGTCAGATACTCTTAGAATATTTTCTCTAGGGTAAATGGTTTCAGCTTCTTCATTAAATAAAGCTTTAAAAAAAATTTCATGTCCCTTCTGTGTACCTTTTAATCTGTATAATGATTTAATATTTTTAATTAAATTTCTTTTATTTAAATTAGCAGTTAAATTTTCGGGTATTGTTTTTAAAAACTCATCTCTAAATTTATTTAAAAAAAATGATATGACTTTATCGGGGTCTCTATAGTTTAATAATTCTTGTATGTTTTGAATTGGGTTTGGTTTATAACCTGATATGTTAGCTGCAGCATTAGAAGTCTGACCTATTATTTTTTCACCATCTATAAACTTATCTTGTAGAGCAATGAACAGTCTACCGTTTTTAATATCTTCAGAAATAATTGAAGATTGTGCCTTTGATATTTGTCCTATTATTATTTCACCATTTGTAAATTTGCCGTAATCAGCATTTTCTAAAAGAACTTTATCTCCTGTATGCAATTGTGTTCTTTCAGCACCTAAAGCTCCGCCGTCCAATAATAATAAATTTTCTTGGTTTGTTTCTGTTTCTAGTAATATACCGTCAGTGACTTGAATATTCGAAATCTGCAATTCGGCAGATTCCATGAAAGTAAAATATGTTTTTAAAAATTGTAAAAATTTAGGATGATCATCAACTACAAAGTTAGGTAATTGAGAACTAATAAGATTTGAAATTTTATCATTAAATTTTGCCATTTCTCACTATCTAGGATAACTTGAAGTTGTTGTATACCCTACTCCCGCTTCAGTTGAACCAGAAACAAAAGTGTCATTTTCAACCACTAGGGAAATATTTGGCACATCAATTTCTACTATTGTATTTCTTACAGGTATAATATCATAAGAATTAGGAATTACAGTTAACTCTATAACTTCTGAACTTGTACCTCTTATATTTGATATGGATGATACATTTAAACTATCCAATGTTATTTGTCCTGTTGTATAATTTATGACACCTTGAGTTTCATTAATATATGTTTTAACTCCGTTAATATTTAAATAATATCTCCTCACATTGCCATTTCCATCATCATCCAAAAACATTTCATTATTGTCACCATCAACTTTAAATCCTGTAGATGTTAAAATACCACCCATTATTGCATTATGACCAGGATGAGGATTATAAAATGCATTTCTAAAATATATGTCATATCTTGTAGAAGTATTAATTAAAGGTGTAAATGATTTCCTCATTTTGACAGTTGTAATATTTGATACAATACTATTATCAACATCATCTATCAATCCTATTAACTTAGAAAATCTGAAAACACCATCGAATCTTTGTAATACATTTGTATTATAATTTGAAATTGTATTTAATATTTCTGATCTTAATGTTGAAGCCAATTTAGAAGTATTATTCTGATCATACCTTACAGTAGAAATTACTTCCACATATGTTGTATCTGGGTCTACAATTACAGGTCTAACAGAAGCAATATTATATTGTTTTAATGTATTTACAATTTCATTTTTAGTCTGATTCGTTAGTAAGGAACCTGAATTGGGTTTGATAGATATTTTAACAATACCATAAGTGGGTGTTTCATCTTCTTCACCACCCCATGCACTTACTGATAATGCATTAGGATATAAATTCTTTACAATAGTTTCGTAGTCTGTCGCTGTAACTGCTCTGTCTTGAGCTGTATATTGTAATGGGGCATTAAATCTAATTGATTCTTTTGTTTCAGCCTCAGATCCTCCTTGTGCTGGTGAATTTGTAATAATTGTAACATCTGAATTACCACCTATTGCACTCGATAAAGAAAATGATGAGGCACCGTTTGCTTCAGTTTTATTTGTTACAATATAATCTAAGATAACAATATTGCCATCATCTAATTTTTTTCCAAAAACACCATCGCCAAAATATATTTGAAATTTTCCTGTATCTGTTTCCTGCAAAAAGTAAACTTTTGAATCTGTTCCAACTTCTCTTAAACCATTTGCTAGTGTATAAACATTTGTATTTGAATCTGTTAATGAGTTTTGAACCGTAACTCTCAAAGTTGAAGTGTCTGCATTGATACTAGGTATAATAAACCTTTGATCAGCGTCTGAACTATCAACCGTATATTTAAATGTAACTAAACTACCTTCGTAGATTTCAACATTATTAAATCTATAAACACCGTCTGTTGATGTTGTTGAAATATCTCGGTTAGTAACAAATTGATATCCTACACCATCAATTGTAGTTGTAAAAATTGTACCTTTTGTCATTGTTAAAATAGTATCTGTTACATTATTAACAATGATGTCTAATTCAGCTCTGGGCGCTCTTACAGAAGAGGGCGTGTATCCTAAGAGTTTAGCAAGCGAAACTATATTTTTTCTAATATCAGCACTGTCTAAGTACATTTCATTTGCTAACATATTAGCATTGAAACTTAGATAATGTGTATTGTAAGCTAAAATATCTAAAAGAACAGCGAAACCTGATCCTTCAAAATTATAATCAGAAAATTCCGGTTGATTTTGTAAAAAGTTTTTTAAATTCTGTTTAATTGTATCAAAATCTAATTCTGAAACTACAAATTTATTACTTGCCATTTTATCTCAATCTTTCTAAAAATGTTTCTACTGTTACAGGGTCAGACACACCAACAACATAGAACATAATAGTTAAATGATAACTATTTCTATCCTCATCGGGCCTAGCTAAAATTTGAACTAATTTAATTCTAGGTTCAAAATTATTTAATACTTCTGACACCTTTCTTTGCAAATTTAATGCTGTCAAAGGAGTCATCGGCTCAAATAACAAAGCCCTAACATTACTACCAATTTCAGGATGAAAAGGCCTTTCAAAGTGTGAAGTATTAATTAAATTTCTAACACTTCTTTTAACCGCTTCAACACCAGTCAATTTATTTACATCATTTGTTATATTATTGCGACCAAAATTCAAATCTAAGTCTTTATAGATTCTAGTTGCTCTTTTACTATCATTTGTAATACTGGCGTCGTAATTCGGCATATCACTAATATTTATACGTTAACCTATAAAAATATTAGAGGA